AGCTCATGTTGGGGGAATAGTTGGTTTTCTAAGGTCAGTTGGATACGCTATAAGGACTATTAGACCTACCCGAACTGTCATAGTATTTGATGGTAAAGGCGGGTCTAACCGTAGAAAGAAGTTGTTTCCAGAGTATAAAGCTGGTAGGAATATGTCGGAAAGACTTAATCGTTCCTATGATTTCAATGATAAAGAAGATGAACATCAATCTATGAAGATGCAATTGACTAGAGTTATTGATTACTTAGATTATTTACCAATCACAACGATTACCATTGAGAATATAGAAGCTGATGATACTATGGCTTATGTTACTAAGCAGATTCTAACGACATCTAAGATAGTTTTAATGTCCACAGACAAAGACTTTCTTCAATTAGTAAATTCCAGAGTTTCAGTTTGGTCTCCTACAAAGAAGAAGATGTACGACCCACCAAAGGTATTAGAGGACTATGGAATACCGTCTCATAACTTTGCTGTCTACAGATCTATAGATGGAGACAAATCTGATAACATAAATGGTGTTCGTGGTTGGGGATTGAAAACTATTCAAAAAAAGATTCCTCTTTTACTCGAAGATAAGATACTTACTATAGAGGACATTGTTAAAGAAGATGAAAAGCTTAAAGAGAGTGAAGAGTTATTGAAAAGAAACTACACGCTGATGCAGCTGGATGAAGTAGATATCAGTACTTCTGCTAAAACTAAAATCTTAGACAAAATCAGAGAACCTGTCAATAGGTTAAATAAAATACAATTCCAAAAAAGATTTATTGAGGATAGACTATTTGCAACATTACCAAATATGGATAGTTGGTTAGTTCAATGCTTTGCTAAACTCAATCAAATGGCTGAGAAAACACATGGGAAGAAAACGTAAATACACTTCAGAAGCAGATAGAAAAGAAGCCCAAAAAAAATGGTCTATGGAATACTATCACAGAAACAGAGCAGTTCTTCAAGCCAAAGCTAGAGAACGCTATCGTAGAAAAAAACAAATGGAAATTAAAGAAAAGAAAATGAAAGAATTATATGGCGAATGAAAATTTCAACGAATTCGGTCCGACATTTCAATCAAAGATAATCTCATCTTTACTAACGGACAATAAATTCATACAAACAATAAGCGATATATTAGAACCTAAGTTTTTTGATTCGGATGCTAATAAATGGTTAACTAAAGAAGTCAGTAAATACTTTTATGAGTTTAGAAAAGCTCCTACATTAGAAGTTCTAAAGATAAAAATTAATCAGATGAGTGATGATATCCTAAAGGTTTCTGTTATAGAGAATCTGAAGGAAGCTTGGAGAAACATAGAGGCTACTGATTTAGAATTTGTAAAGCAGGAGACTTTAGGTTTTTGTAAGAATCAGGTTCTTAAAGGTGCTATCATAGAGTCAATAGATTTATTAGAACAAAAAAATTATGATGAGATAAAAGTCAAAATTGATGAGGCTATGAAGGCTGGTAGCGAAAGAGATTTAGGTCATGATTATATCATATCATTAGATGCTAGGTTGAATGAGTCTGTTAGAAAAACCATGCCAACTCCGTGGGATGCTGTTAGTACTGTTATGGATGGTGGATTAGCTGGCGGCGAGTTAGGTGTATTAGTTGCACCTGCTGGTATCGGTAAGAGTTGGTGTCTACAATCATTGGGCGCTCACTTAGTAAGGCAAGGTAAGACTGTAGTACATTATACATTAGAGTTAAATGAAGCATATGTTGGTTTAAGATATGATACAGTATTTAGTGGTATTACAACTTCTAACATTAAGTTTTATCAAGAAGATGTACAAAAGGTTATAGATGGATTGACAGGTAAATTAATAATTAAATATTATCCTACCCGTGCTGCTTCGGTAAATACATTGGCTGCTCATCTTAAACAGATGGAAATACAGGAAATCAAACCTGATGTGGTTATTGTAGATTATGCTGATATTCTAAAGCCAACCACATTCTATAAAGAGAAGAGGCATGCAACTGGTGAGACTTATGAAAATCTTCGTGGTATGGCTGGTGAGTTTGATATTCCAATATGGACTGCTTCACAGGCAAATAGAAGTTCATTAGAAGAGGAAATAATCGATGCTAGTAAGGTTTCTGAAGATTACTCTAAGGTGATGACGGCTGACTTTGTTATGTCTGTAAGTCGTAAGGTTGAGGATAAGATTGCTAATACAGGTAGAGTTCACGTAATCAAAAACAGATTTGGTATTGATGGAATAACATTTCCTGCAGAAATCAATACAAATACAGGTCACATACAAGTGTATGAGGCTTCAACGCAGGGTGGAAAATCAACGCAAGGAAAGATGAATAATTCAGAAGAATATCTAAGACAAACTTTATCTAAGAAATATAAAGATATGGGTGGATTTGAGTAGATAAGAACCAGTATATATTATACTTATATATTGTGGGAAATAAAATAATTAATTAGGAGTTACGATGGAAAAGTTTACGTTATCAGAAAATTTTATAAATAAATACAAAAGAAAAAAACCACCATTCGGTTTCAACGGATTAGGTGAGTTGGTTTATATGAGAACCTATTCAAGAATTAAAGCAGATGGAAAGAATGAACGTTGGTGGGAAACTGTCAAAAGAGTCGTAGAGGGAACTTACTCTATGCAAAAGAATCACATTGACTCACATCAATTAGGGTGGAATCCGTGGCAAGCTCAAAAGTCAGCACAAGATATGTATGAGCGTATTTTCAATATGAAGTTTTTGCCGCCGGGCCGAGGTCTTTGGGCTATGGGAACAGCCATAACCGAAGAGAAAGGTTTATACGCCGCCCTCAATAATTGTGCATTTGTATCAACATCAACAATCAAAGATGATATGGCAAAACCATTTTGTTTCCTTATGGATGCAAGTATGTTAGGTGTCGGTGTAGGATTTGATTGTAAGGGTGCGGGTGAAATTATTGTTAAGGGTATAGATAAATCACGTGATGAAATTACATTTGAAATACCTGATACTCGTGAGGGTTGGGTTGATTCTTTAAAGGTTCTTTTAGAATCTTACTTTCAGGGAACTGCTCCTGTAGAATTTGATTATACAAAGGTAAGGCCGGCTGGCGCAACAATCGCTGGTTTTGGTGGTGTTTCAAGCGGTCATGAACCTCTCTTAGAAGTACACGAAGATATTAGAAAAATATTAGAAAAGAATAAAAATGAACCAATAACAACAACAACAATCGTAGATATAATGAATCTTATCGGTAAATGTGTAGTGGCTGGTAATGTTCGTAGAACTGCCGAAATTGTATTTGGTGAGCCAGATGATCAAGAGTACTTAGATTTAAAAAACTACGAAGTTAACCCACATAGGGAACAATATGGATGGACAAGTAATAATAGTATCTTTGCTGAACTCGGCATGGATTATACTGATGTATGTAAACGAATCGTGGATAATGGTGAGCCTGGTTTTGCTTGGTTAGAAAATATGAAAAAGTTCTCTCGTATGCAAAATGGTGGTGATAATAAAGACCATAGAGTTGCTGGTGGCAATCCTTGTTTAGAACAATCATTAGAAAGTTATGAGTTATGTTGTTTAGTGGAAACATTTCCAACAAACCACGATTCATTAGAAGATTATAAGAGAACACTCAAATATGCTTATCTGTATGCCAAAACTGTAACTCTTGGTAAAACGCATTGGCCAGAAACAAATCGTGTTATGTTGAGAAACAGAAGAATTGGATGTAGTGTTAGTGGTGTTGCTCAGTTTATAACGAAACACGGAATGGAAGAATTGAGAACTTGGTTAGAGAATGGATATGATACAATACAAGAATGGGATAAACAATACAGTGATTGGTTTGCAGTACCAAAGTCAATCAAAACCACAAGTGTAAAACCAAGTGGAACAGTAAGTTTATTAGTTGGTGCTACGCCGGGAATGCACTATCCAGAGTCAAGATTCTACATAAGACGAATGAGATTATCAAAACATTCAGAGTTAATAGAACCATTGAAAAAAGCTAACTATACGTTAGAACCAGCTTTCGGCTCAGAAGATACGACAATGGTTGTAGAAGTACCTGTTGATGTCGGTGAGGGTATAAGAACAGCATCCGACCTTTCAATTTGGGAACAATTCAGTTTAGCCGCTTTTTTACAGAGGCATTGGGCAGATAACCAAGTTAGTTGTACTGCCACATTTAATCCTGAAACGGAAGCAGACCAATTACCACACGTATTGAATTACTTTCAATATAGATTAAAAGGTATATCATTATTACCAAGACATCCACTGGGAGCATATAAACAAATGCCCTATGAAGCGATTGATGAGAAAACGTATAATAAACAAGTTAAGAAACTCGGTAGATTGAGTTTTGTAGGTGTTGAGGGTGAAGAAGCAGAAATAGATAAATTTTGTAACAATGACGTTTGTGAGATAGATTTTATCCCCAACGATACTAATGATTAATTCAAACGATTTGCCAATAATTCACATAACAAAAAGCGGACAGGCAGTTGACACACCTGATAAAAAATGTGTCCTAACTAACAAACAGAGGAGATTATAAATGAAAAAAAATAATCTATTAATATCACTAATGATGATGACAGGATTGTTTGCGCAATCTATTGTTGGAGTTGTCAATAGTGGTACTGAACCATTGATAGGAGCTAATGTAGCTGTCGTTGGAACTGATAAGGGTGGTGTAACAGATGAATCTGGTAAATACACTATTGATATCGGAGCCGAAGGCACATTCACATTAACTGCTTCATTCATTGGATACTCACCCGCAACATTAGATGTTGTGGTGGGTGATATAGTTGGAACACTCAACTTCAATTTAGAAGAAGATGTTTTAATTATGTCAGCACTAGAAGTCTTGGCTTCCCGTGCTGATGAAACAACACCTGTAGCTTACACTACGATAGATAAAGCAGATATGGAAGTTCGTCTTGGTTCACAAGACATTCCAATGATTCTTAATACTACTCCAAGTGTATATGCTACTCAACAAGGTGGTGGTGCGGGTGATGCTCGTATCAATGTACGTGGTTTTAACCAACGAAATGTAGCCGTTATGATTAATGGTGTTCCCCAGAATGATATGGAGAACGGATGGGTTTATTGGTCTAATTGGGACGGAGTAGGTGATGCTACTGCTTCCATTCAGATGCAACGAGGTCTATCAGCCGTTAATTTAGCTACACCTTCAATTGGTGGAACTATGAACATAATCACAGATCCTGCTGCTCAAGAAAAGGGTGGTAAAGTCAAACAAGAAGTAGGTGAGGGTGGATTCCTTAAATCTACTATCAATTATAACTCAGGTCTAATCAATGATAAACTAGCACTTAGTGGTACGATTGTTCGTAAGACTGGTGATGGATTTATTGATGGAACTTGGACAGATGCTTGGGCTTACTACTTCGGTGGTTCTTATGCCGTAAGTGATGACCAACGATTTGAGTTGTATGCGATTGGTGCTCCACAACGACATGGACATAACCTATACAAACAGAATATTGCTACTTACTCTCAAGAGTTAGCTGGTGATGTTGCTGGATATGATGTTGATGCTTTTGCAGATTCTGCAAAGTTTGAAACTGAAGCTGGTAGGTTGTTCAATCAAAATGTTGCACCCGTTGACGCTTCATACACAGGCCAACAGTATTGGTATATGTATGGTGCTCGTACTACCGATAGGTATGGTTCTGACTACTTGAACGAAAGAGAAAACTTTTTCCATAAACCATTAGTTAACCTAAACCATTTCTTAACTATAAATGACAAAACTCAGTTGAGTACTGTTGCTTATTGGAGTGGTGGTTCTGGTGGTGGAACTGGTACTTATGGTAGTGTTAAGAGGTTTGTTGCAGCTGGTGCTTCAGACCAAGACCTATCTTGGTATAAGAGTTCACCTTGGACTTGGGATTGGAATGGTGAAATAGCAGAGAACTCTGCTAATGTAGATTCTGCATTCTCTGATACTGAAAACCGTTCAACTGGTATTCTTCGTAATTCAATCAATCGTCAAAACACTTATGGTTTGATTTCTAAATTAAACTATGATGTATCAGATGAACTTGAAGTTCAAGTTGGTATTGATTGGAGAACTGCTGGTATAGAACACGCTCGTGAAGTTCGTGATTTATTAGGTGGTGATTACTACGTTGATTTTGCTGACAACAACGCAGCCGATGGAAAAGTAGTTAAGTTAGGTGATGAAATTGCCTATCATACCGAAACTACTGTTGATTGGTTAGGTGGATTTTTACAAGGTAAATATTCTACTGACAAATTCAACCTTTATGGTATGGGTGGAGTATCTATGATTGATTACTCTTTCCTTGACCATTTCGCTGTTGATGCCGATGTTGTTGAGGCTGATGCTATCACAACTTTCCAAGTGAAAGGTGGTGGTGTTTATAACCTTGATGATAGAATGTCTGCATTTGTTAATGGTGGGTATGTACAGAAACCGCCCATCTTAGACAATGTAATTGATAACTACGGTACAGTTGCTACTAACCCAGTCAATGAGAAATTTACAAGTTTCGAAATTGGCGGAAAGTATGCAAGTGGTAATGTTGATCTTAAATTGAGTTCATATAATACTCAATGGAAAGATAGAAACCTTACCAAATCTGTTGAAACAGGTGCTGGTGATTCAGGTGATACGGATATCATTTATCTTACAGGTGTAAATCAAAGTCATACTGGTTTTGAAGTAGAGTCTAAAATTGCTCTTCACGAAATGGTTGACTTGAATTTAGTATTCAGTAAAGGTACTTGGAACTTCGATGGTGATGCCAAAGGTGATTATCAAGAGATGGAGTATAATGACGATAACCAAGTTATCGGTCAAACTACAACTCAGTATGAGTACGCTCTTAATGGTCTAATGGTCGGTGATCAACCACAAACAGCTTATGTTGGTGGTTTAACACTTAAACCATTCGAAGGACTTAGCATACAGGGTTTGTACAAAATGTATGATGATAACTACGCTGATTGGTCACCCGCTTCTCGTGAGATTGATGACGATGGTGCTGATGACGCTCAAGTTTGGAAAGCTCCTGGCTATTCGAAACTTGACTTACACGTAGCATACAAACTGCCATCAATTGGTGGTTATGATATGACGCTTAGTGCTCATATCTTTAATGCTCTTGATGATGTTTATGTTCAAGACGCAGTTGACAATAGTCAATACAATGGGTTTGGTGATGGAAATCACTTAGCTCATAACGCTGAAGTATTCTTGGGATCACCAAGATACTACAACGTAGGACTATCTGTTAATTTCTAAAATGTAAAATTGGGGGATTGAAATATATCCCCCGTTTTGCTAAAAAAACCCTTGACTTATATAGGGTTTTTGTTGTATATTAAGGTATCGGAAATGGGGATGTTATAATCTAAATGTATCAAAATATCTGGTGTGAAAAGAGAGGTGGTAATCAAGTTGAAGTTCATCTATGGGATGATGTCGCTGGTTATCAAAATTTTATATTTAAGAATTATGCTTACGTAAAAGACGGTGGTGGTCAATATCGTTCTATTTATGGAGATAAGTTAAAGAAAGTAACGTATTGGACAGAAGAAGATTTTAAAACAGGTAGAGTATTTGAGTCAGATATACCATTAGACACACGAATACTTTTAGATAGGTATTCAGATTCAGATGAACCATCTAAAAATCACAGAGAATTATTTTTTGATATTGAAGTAGAGGTCACGGATGGTTTTCCTGAACCAGCAAAAGCAAACAACAAAGTTACTTCAGTAGCATTTTATACCAAACATGATGAGAAGTATGTAGTTTATGTTTTAGGTAAAGGTAAAAATAATATCAAGGATGACGTTGATATTCAATTCTTTAAATCTGAGTCCGAGTTATTAAAAGGTATTTTACGATATTGGATGGGTGTTAAACCAACCGTAATTACTGGTTGGAACATAAATGGGTTTGATGTACCTTATTTATATAATAGAATATCTAAAGTATTGGGTGAAGAATTCGCCAATGCTCTTTCACCTATTCAAATCGTAAAGTACAATCCAAACAAAAAGATGTATCGAATTGCTGGAATTAGTGCTTTGGATTATATGGATTTATATAGAAAATTTACTTATACTCAACAATCAAGTTATAGGTTAGACCATATCGGGACTATTGAGGTTGGAATCGGTAAGGTTGAGTATGAAGGTACATTAGATGATTTATACAGAGATGACATCGATAAGTTTATTGAGTATAACTTGAATGATGTTAAGATTGTTAAGGCTCTTGATGACAAACTAAAATTAATTGACTTGGCAAAGGGTGTATGTCATTTAGGTAGGATACCTTATGAAGAGGTTTATTATAGTTCTCGTTATATTGAAGGTGCGATGTTAGTGTATTTGAGAAGTTTGAAGTTAGTCGCTCCGAGTAAAGCTTATGATGTTAGTTATGATGGTTCTGATGGTAGGTTTAGTGGTGCTTACGTAAAGAGTCCTGAACCTGGTTGTTATGATTGGGTGTTTGACTTGGATTTAACTTCTATGTATCCAAGTATCATTATGAGTTTGAATATGTCACCCGAAACCAAGATAGGAAAACTAAATGGTTGGGATGCTGAAGAGTTCATCACGGGTACGACAAAGACGTATTCAGTTGAAAAAAATGGTAAGGTAATTAGACGATTCAGTAATGGTGAGTTAAAAGATTTCTTCAATAAGAACAATGTTTCAATATCTTCCAATGGTGTGATTTATGATTTATCCAAGAAAGGTGTTATACCAGCTATCTTGGAAAAGTGGTTTGATGAAAGAGTTGAATATAGAGCATTGTCTAAAAAATATGGTAAAGCGGGTGATGAAGAATTAAGTAGTCATTTCAACAGACGACAGCACGTTCAAAAGATTTTACTTAATAGTTTATATGGTGTCTTGGGTTTAACTGTCTTTAGGTTTTATGATATTGATAATGCCGAGGGTACTACAACTACTGGCGTGAAGTTAATTCAGTTTACCGAAAAGGTTACGAATAACTACTATAATAAGATATTGAAAACCGATAAAGACTATTGTATCTACACGGATACTGATTCGGTATTCTATAGTGCTTTACCATTAGTCAAAGATAGATTTCCAAATGCTGATGTTAAAGATGAAAAGTTTATGACAGAACAAATTCTTGATATTGCTGCAGAGGTTCAAACATATATTAACAAATCATATGATTACTTTGCTAAAAACTTCTTGAACATACATGAAGGACATAGGTTTGAGATTAAACAAGAGATGATAGCCAAGAGTGCATTTTGGGTTACTAAAAAACGATATGGTCAATGGATTATAAATGATGGCGGTGTCCCATGTGAAAAACTTGATGTTAAAGGATTGGATATCGTCAGAAGTTCTTTCCCACCATCATTTCGTGATTTCATGACAAAGGTATTGAAAGCTATATTAGCAAAAGTTCCAAAAGAAAGAATTGATGAGTTCATTTTGGAGTTTAAGAAATCATTACATGATGAATTGATTGACAATATTGCTTTACCTACAGGCGTTAAGGGATTGAAGAAATATACTAAGAAAAAAATAAAGGGTTTTACTGGTAAGTCAATGTTTACCGAGATGGCAAAAGGAGCTCCAGCAAATGTTAAAGCTTCTATGATTTATAATGATATGTTGAAACATTATAAAACAAACAATCATGAACCGATAAGAAACTCATCCAAAATACGTTGGGTTTACTTAAAGGATAATCCATTTAAGATTGATGCTATTGCTTTTAAGGGATATGATGATCCAAAAGAAATAATGGACTTTATTGCTCAGTATATAGATAGAGATAAGATATTCAACAAGGCTTTAAAGAACAAGATAGAGTTATTCTATGAGAGTATGAAATGGGATATGCCCGTTGATAAAAAAACTTCAATTGAAAGGTTTTTTTAACTTGACTTTAATGAAAAAAATTCGTATATTAACACACAATAGGAGTATTAACAATGAATAAAATAGTATTGGATACCTTTATCCAAAAATATAATCTTGGTGGGAAAATCAATTCCGTCAAGTGGGAATCAAATGGAAATACTTTATCCACACGATTCATCTCACCAGACAAAAGTCTATTAGGTGAACTAACCTTAATAAAACAAACCTTACCTGAGTTTGAAGTAGGTGTTTATGACACGCCATTATTGTCAAAGATGCTAGGTAGTTTAGCCGACAGTATAGACTTTAAATTAGTAAATATTGATGATAATCCGGTAGCATTTCATTTAACAGATTCAGTTATTTCAGCCGATTATGTCTTGGCTGCTATTGGTGTTATACCAGATGTACCTGAATTAAAGAACATACCTGAATTTACTACACTTGTGAATCTCGATAGTCAGTTTATCAATTCATTCATTCGTGGTAAAGGTGCTTTGGCTGATGTTGAAACATTTACTGTTAATCCAGTAGATAATGGGGTTGAATTTGTAATTGGGTATAGTGATATTAACTCAAATCGTATTAGTATTAAAGTTCAAAGCGGTGCTGTTAATATGACAGAATCGATTACCTTTAATGCTGAGTTGTTTAAAGAACTTTTAAATGCTAACAAAGAATGTTCTAAAGCAACACTTCAGATTAGTCATAAAGGTTTGGCTCATATCGAGTTTAATGTTGATGACTTCAATGTTAAATATTGGTTAGTTTCACAACAGGTTTAATATGGAATCACATGGATTATGGGTTGAGAAATATAGACCACAAGATTTATCGACTTATGTCGGTAATGAACATCTTAAAACAAAGGTAGAGAGGTTCTTAGATGATGGAAATGTCCCACATTTACTTTTATATGGTAGAGCTGGTGGCGGAAAGACCACACTTGCTAAAATTATTGTTAATCACGTTGAGTGTGATTATCTATATATTAATGCATCGGATGAAAGAAACATAGAGTTGGTTCGAGACAAATTGAAGACATTTGCTTCTTCAATGGGTTTCAAACCAATGAAAATAGTCATCTTGGATGAGGCTGATTACTTAAATGTAAATTCAGCTCAACCAGCTCTACGTAATCTAATGGAAACCTTTTCTGCTCATTGTCGATTTATCTTAACCTGTAATTATGTGGAGAAGATTATTGAACCAATACAAAGTAGGTGTCAAACTTACAAAATAGTACCACCGAGTAAGAAAGATGTTGCTGTTCATGTCAAAACTATCTTGGAGAAGGAGAACATATCTTTTGACTTGGATGATTTGGCACTCGTGGTAACTGCAGGTTATCCTGATTTACGAAGGGTAATCAACGAGTTACAAAGGATGTCAATAGATGGTAAGTTAAAGATTGACAAAGATGGGATGTTACATAATGAGTTTAAACTTCAGTTTTTAGAGATGATTCAAAATAATTCTGATATCAGAACAATTCGTAAATTGATTGCCGATAGTGGTTTTAGTGACTACACGGAATTATTTAGGTTTCTTTATGATGAAGTTGAAAACATAACAAGTGATAAGATACCCGATGTTATATCAGAGATATCAAGGGGTGCTTATCAAGACGTATTAGTAGTGGATAAGGAGATTAACTTTATTGCTACTGTATCAAGCATATTAGGAAAATTACAATGAGTACAAAACCAATGAAACCACTACCAAAACAAGAAGTTCAGGTAGACTTACAGGATGCGGAAACAATGACTTGTCTAGAATGCAATAATAAGATTTTTATTCAAGGATATGTCATAAAGAAAATATCAGCTATTATGTCACCAACAGGCGAAGAAGTCATAGCTCCAATTCAAGTGTTTAATTGTGGAAACTGTGGTGAGATACTACCATTAAATGAGATAAATGAACTTATTTAGTTGGATTAACGAACTATTTGTCGGTAAACGAGATTGGGATTCCTTTTCGGATGCCGACAAAAAGAAGTTTAGTCCATTTATGGTAAATCGTTATCTAAGCATGGGTGATGACTTTTTACCTTTCGTAAATTACTTTCAAAAGTACACGATAGAAGTTATGCCACAAAAAGCCGTGTATCAGTTTTATTGTAATTTACTACCGAAGAAAAAGACTTACTTGAAGTATATGAGTGGTAAGAAAGAAAGGACAAATGAGTTAGTCGTTCCTTTTATTATGAAATACTTTGAAGTAAGTAAATACCAAGCAGCTGAATATTATGATTTAATGACAAAAGAAGAGTTGACATTATTAGTGAAAAAGTTTGGAAATTCCGATAAGGAAATAAAGAAGATGAAAATAAGATGAGTAAATTATGGATGGCTTTAGGTATATCACTTATAGGTCATATTTGGGCTTGGTTTCATATGCAAGGTCAATTTAAATGGGAATGGGCTAAATCATTATGGTGGGTTGTTCTTGGTGGTATACCAATCAGTATTGCTTTTTGGTATGGAACAAAATGGTATTATGAATATTTTGGGAATTATTGGTACGTAAGACCAATTGGATTTGGTATGGCTACGATAGTATTTACTATATTGACTTATTTGATTTTACATGAAGTACCTGATACACGAACCACAATAAGCTTGATTTTATCAGTTATTATTATAGTAATACAATTATCACACTTAATCATAAAATAGGAAAAGTTATGAATATAAAAGAAAGAGAACTAGAAACACAATTAGTTGATCCGACAGAAGATATGGAAAGAGTATCTAGAAGTATAGTAACCCAAATGGAACAAGAATGGCCTGAGATGACTGTCGAGTTCAAAAGATTACAAAGAGAACAATACGAATTATTCTGTCATAAACAGCATGACTACGGCCCAGGTAATATTTCAGTAGGAACACAATTAATTACAGAAGATGAAATACATTTATCATTAACTGGTCTATGGTTCAGAATGAACGATAAGATACAACGACTAAAGACTCTATTGATGAGTGGTCGTGAAAACGCAGTAGAGGGTGAACCTATGGAAGATGCGTATCTTGATGTTTCAAATTATGGAATTATGGCAACAATCGTAAAAAATGGAAAGTGGGGTAAATAATGGAAAGATATTGGGGTGAAAAGAAAGAATCAATTAATAAGACAAATGGCGAGAATAACGAAAAACATATATCAGTACAGGATAATAAGATTTATTTTTATTCTGGCGTTAATCGTAATAGTTGTGTTGAATTAAATAAAAAAATTGGGGAGATGGAAAGTAAATCCTTGACTTTATCAAAAACTCTTGGTATATTACCACCATCAATAAAGTTGTTTATTAATTCGGGTGGGGGTTCTATCGTAAGTGGTATTGCTTCTATGGATACGATATTAAGAACGCAAGTTCCAGTTCATACTTATGTGGATGGGTTTTCAGCAAGTGCTGCTACTTTTTTAACTGTTGTTGGGGAGAAAAGATTTATGAGTAGAAATTCTTATATGATGATTCATCAGTTAAGTAGTAACTTTTGGGGAACGTATTCTAATTTTGAAGATGAAAAAGAAAATCTTGATTTGATGATGAAAACCATAAAAGACATTTATAAAAAATATACTAAATTACCAATGAAGAAACTAGATGAAATATTAAAACATGACTTAATGTGGGATGCTCAGACGTGTTTGAACTATGGAATAGTTGACGAGGTAATATAATGGGACACGTATCACACTCACAGTTTGTATCCTATAATGAATGTAACCTAAAGTGGAAACTACGTTATATAGACAAATTAGGTACATTCACAGGTAACATACACACGTTATTTGGAACTGCTATGCACACCACAATTCAAACTTATTTAACAGAGATGTATGATAAGTCTATTATTGCGGCTGAATCACTTGACTTAAATGGATTGTTGAAAACCGAGATGATGAAGGAGTTTACAGAGATAAAAGGAAATCAAGAAACTTTACCTTGTAGTCAAGATGATATGATTGAGTTTTATCAAGATGGAATGGCTATAATTGAACACTTTAGAAAACATCGTGGTAAGTATTTCATGAAGAAGAACTATGAGTTGGTTGGGATTGAATTGCCAATATTCATGGAGTTACAAAAGAATGTCGAGTTAAAGAGTTATCTTGATGTAGTCATAAGAAATAAAATATCAGGTAGAATTACTATCATTGACTTAAAGACATCAACTAGAAGTTGGACAGACTTCCATAAGAAAAACTTCTATAAGAAAGCACAATTATTACTTTACAAACAATTCTATTCGGAGAAATTCAATGTACCATTGGACAAGATAACGGTAGAATTCTTGATACTAAAAAGAAAGATAGCAAAACAAAGTGACTTTCCAATCAGTAGACTACAGAGGTTTGAGCCATCAAATGGTAGACCAAGTATTAATAAAACAATGAAAGCATTTACAGAGTTTCGTGAAGCTATCTATGATGAAGAAGGAAATCATAAAACTAATAGAGAGTATAATGCATCACCAGGTAAAGCCTGTACATTCTGTGAGTTTTTAAACACGGAGCATTGTAAATGGGGCAAGAAACTTTAAAAGTAGGTATTGTCGGTAGTCGTAAATACGAAAACCGAAGAAAGATTAAAGAATTCATATTCAAGTTAAAACAAGAAAAGGGTTCGGATACAATTATAGTTAGTGGTGGGTGTAAAACAGGCGCTGACTATTATGCTAAGAAGTATGCTTTAGAATTGGGATTACAATATCAAGAGTTCCCACCACAACATGAAAATTGGAATTTATATTGCCCAAAGAATCAAAAAGATTATGGTAGACCATATAGTGTGAAAAACTTTTTTGCTCGTAATAAAATAATTGCTATCTATTCAGAATATGTCGTGGCATTCATTCCAAGGGGAGTTGATTCACCTGGTTCTATGTCTACGATAAATTACGCTAAGAAATTTGGAAAAAAAACACTCGTTATTGATTAATGCTTTATATTTATATATACATATAAGTTATATATAAATAATAAGGTTATGGTTATGAAAAATGATATCACAAAATTAACATCCGTTAAAATAATAAAAACACTATACGAGCAATTTAAATTCAAAACTGTTAATTCTTCAATGAATTTACAAAAATTAGTCAATAGATCAGTTCATCAATATTTAAATAATGTAACAATTAAAGAGCAAATAGAAAACTATGATAAACTATATGCAAGTGGGAGTCGATTTTAATGAATTATCGAGAAGATTTAATTAAAGTTAGTGAGTTGTATTTTAGAGCTCAAATTGAAAAACATAAAGTCAATGTGGAAAATTTACTTGAAAATCAAGTAGGGGTAGCAGAACATCCAGATATAGTAGAGACTATTGAAAAGGAATTAGAAGTTATCGCTAGTTATGATGAAAAATTAAATGTATTGCAAAAATACTTTAAAAGTAATTTTACATCAAAAGAGGTTTTAAATGGCTAAAAAGAAAATTCTATTAATGTCCGATGATTTACGGATGCATAGTGGTGTAGCTACCGTATCTAAAGATATGGTTATGGAAACATTAAATGAATATGATTGGGTTCAAATGGGTGGAGCAATCAAACATCCTGAACAAGGTAAAATTGTTGATATGTCGCAAGGCCTTGAAGATTTTGGAATTAAAGATGGATATTTGAAAATTTATCCCGTTGATGGTTATGGAAATGAAGACTTATTACGAGAAGTACTTACGGTAGAGAAACCAGATGCTATTCTTCACTACACGGATCCACGATTTTGGATTTGGTTCTATAATATGGAAGCGGAAATTCGTAGAGATATTCCAATTTTCTATTATAACATTTGGGATGATTTACCTGATCCACAATACAATACAAATTACTATAAAAGTAGTGATTTGTTAATGGGAATATCTAAACAAACTTATGGTATTAATAATCGTTTATTACCTGAGTATGAAGATTGGCAAACTACATTTGTACCACACGGCATATCACCACGTAGATTTTATAAAATAGAAGATGATGATATGAAACTAATGGATTTTGAAGAAAAGTTTGGGTTATCGGATAAAAAGTATAAAATACTCTATAGTAATCGAAATATTCGTAGGAAAATGCCTGGTGATGTACTATTGGCTTATAAATACTTTATGGATGAATTGACTCCTGATCAACGAGATGAATGTGTATTGATATTCCATTGTGCTCCAGTAGATGATAATGGAACTGATTTACCAAGAGTTCATAAACATTTATGTCCTGATTATGATATAAGTTTTACTTATGATAAGAGTGGACCATTTGATGACAGTCAAATGAATTTACTTTTCAATACAAGTGATGTATATATTAATTTAGCATCCAACGAGGGATTTGGATTAGGTAGTGCTGAAGCTCTTACGGTAGGAACACCAATTATCGTTAATGTAACGGGTGGACTACAAGACCAATGCGGATTCAGAGATGATGAGGGGGAGTTATTAACTGCTGAAGATTATATTGAACTCGGTACTAATCATAGAGGTAAATACAAGACTCATGGCGAATGGGTAAAGCCAGTTTATCCAGCTTCAATATCACTACAGGGTTCACCGATGACACCTTATATTTGGGATGATAGATGTAATCCTGAAGATGCTGCTGTAAGTCTACGTGAATTTTATGATTTAGGTAGAGAAGAAAGAAAAAGACTTGGTAACTTGGGTGCTGAGTTTTGTAAAGAAAATCAAATGACAAGTGAAGAAATGGGTAAGAACTTTATCAAGTCCATGAATGGGGCATTTGATAATTGGAAACCTAAAAAACGTTACACGATGGGGAAAGTATGAAGAGATTTGTTTTAATGATTGCACCATTCAATACTCGTAGTGGTTATGGAGATCACGCAAGGTCAATATTTTATTCCATAATGGATAGAGATGATTTAGATATTAAATGCGTTGATGTTAAGTGGGGCAGTACTCCGAGAAATCATTTAAATCCTGATGTTTCACGGCATAAGAAACTCTTGGATACGTTTATTGACATGAATAAAGTACCGCAACAACCTGATGTATTGATTGATATCAGAATACCAAATGAATTTGCAGATGGGGGGAAATTCAATATTGGAATTACTGCTGGAGTCGAAACTGATGTAGTTTCTCCTGAGTTTTTGGCTGGTATGAATAGAATGAATTTGAATATAGTTCCATCTAAATTTACAGCACAAACATTTCAAAAATGTAACTATGATAAAATGGAAGATAGGCCTGATGGTTCAAAAGAAAAGATAGCTGAGATTAAGTTAGAAAAACCAATTGAAGTATTGTTTGAAGGTGTTGATACGAGTGTATATTATCCAATGGATAAACATGAACTAAAATCAGAATTTACAGATGAATTAAATGACTTAATTAAAGAAGATATGGCTTATCTACACGTTGGTCAATGGGGTAAAGGTAATTATGGAGAAGATAGGAAAAACATACCATTGATGATTAAATGTTTTTTAAAGGCATTTGCAAATCGACCTAATTCACCAGCATTAGTATTGAAAACAAGTGGTGCTAATTTTTCTATTTTGGATAAAGCTGAAATTGTTAAAAATATTAATCAAATTAAAGATGAATTTTCACAGATTGATAAAGTACCAAATATTTATTTAATACATGGTGATTTGACTATTGAAGAGATGTCTTTATTATATAATAACCCAAAGATAAAAGCCTTTTTAACTTGTACACACGGAGAGGGTTATGGTAGACCAATGGCAGAAGCTACGTGCTGTGATTTACCAGTCATCGCTTCTAATTGGAGCGGTCATTTGGATTTTTTAAGTGATAAAGATTCATTAATGATTAATGGTAGCTTAACTGAAGTTCCAGACTCTATGATATGGGAGCCAATTATTGTTAAGCCATCAAAGTGGTTTAGTGTCAATGAAGCTGATGTAGTTAGGAAATTGAGAATGTTTTATAAAAAACAAGGATTAATAACCAAGAAGGCAAAACGATTAGGTAAGAAAAATAGACGAGAATTTTCACTAAAGGCTATGTCAGATAAATTTAATAAAACACTTGATAATGTTTTACAAAGTATACCACAATCAGTTAATTTGAAACTACCTAAGTTGAAAAAGATAGGTAATGACACATCGAGTCAACCGGCAACTATAAAACTACCTAAATTAAAGAAGATAACGTAATGGATCCCATGATTTTACAAGTAGCATGTCCTTGTTGTTTGCTAGATGAAATTGATATCGATGACTCTTTAGTTCTACTTGGTGACGATGAACAAAATATGCAATGTTTACATTGTGGTTTTGCTTCAAATAAAACTATGAAATCACACATTGATGATAATCCATTTCCACAAGAGTTTAAAGACGTATGTAGGAATTTAAACACTAGGTGGTGGGCCCCATCGGTCTTTACTACTGAAAATTATATGGTAGTTCCGTTGGTGGAAAAGAAAGTATTGAAGTGGAGATTATTTGCTCAAACTGATCCAGAAACCGAGGTTTTAGTTCCACACTTTAGTGATGCATACAAAATGGTAGAGAAATTGGAGAAAACAATTGGCGACCAGATACAACAATCGTAAGATAATTTTATCTGTACAGACATTACCTATGGGTAAATTGTTACCTGGTATGATTGTGACGTTTAATTATTCAGAATCAGGCGTTACTGATCCAAGACCTGTTTTATTATTCTTACATCGTGATAAAGAAACTAAATTACTAGAGGGATTAAATTTAAATTATATTAATCCATCCAAAATCAAAAAGTTATTTCAAGTTATTCAATTTAAAAAGGGTAAAGTGGACTCGGAAGAAAATCTAATATCATTAAAAGAAAATTATTTTAGAATACAGATAGCAACTGTTAAAAAACGTTCACCATTGACCACCGAAAGATTTTATTCAGGTGTCGTTGGTGGAGATGTTGTATTTAAACAAGCATATCGTAGTTATAAAACAACTAAATTGACAGCATTAAAAGTTACAAATATTAAATTAGATATGGTTGGCATTAGTGAAAATTAGTTATTCTATATTAACACATAACGAAACAAATACATTAGAAAAGTTATTAAAGTTTTTAATCAAGTGGAAACAACCTGAAGATGAGATTGTAATACTTGATGATTACTCTGATGATGAAAAAACAAAACAAATATTAGATTTCTATGTATCCGCTCATGACATTATATTTGAACAAAGAAATTTATTAAATGATTTTGCAGGTCAAAAGAATCATTTGAAGTCAATGTGTAGTGGTGATTATAGTTTTAATCTTGATGCGGATGAAATGGTAAGTCGTTGGTTGATGAAAAATATTCATGGTATATTAGAAGAGAATGAAATTGAT